ATAATCAAGATGAAAATCAAAAAAAAATAAATGCAGAAATTCGTGCAAATGAACAACTTTTACAATCTTCTTTTAGATTAGGTCAAGGGTACAAAAATACAGGTAAAGCAGCTGAAGAAGCTGCAAGAGCTGCTGTAGTAGCTAAAATTCAAGAAGCTGTAATAAATTATATGGCAGAAGCTATGACTAAAATACCATTTCCACTAAGTTTAGGTGTTCCAGCACTTGGTGCAGCTATGGCTGCTGCTTTAGGTTCTGTTTTGGGAGGTTCATCATCAAATGGGTCTAATTCTGGAGGTGGTGGAGGTGTCTACGGATCATTTGAACACGGTGGTTATGTAGGTGGCAGACGACACTCACAAGGTGGTACTATTATAGAAGCAGAACGTGGTGAGTTTGTAATGAGTAGAAATGCAGTAGAATCTATCGGCTTAGAAACCCTTAACCAAATGAATCAAGGTGGTGGTGGTGGAAACGTCAATGTAAGCGTTACAGGTAATGTTTTAACACAAGATTTTGTAGAAGGCGAACTTGCAGAATCAATTAAAGAAGCTGTCCGTAGAGGTAGTGATTTTGGAATTGGTTAATGCTGACGTTACCTCCTAAATTTAAACAAGCACTAGGTAATGGTATTAGAACATCTTTATATCCTTTAGTTAAGATTTATAAGGGTGTAGAAATAGATGATCCATTAGATTCTGCAACAGAAATAATTAATTTATCTATTAAAGAAACAACTATTAAGAACTTAGATGATACTTATGAAAGTTATATACCTTTACTACTTAATATTCCTTCTATAAATTCAAAAGCAGACATTATAAACAATAAATACACAATTTCAAGTGTATCCCTGTCTATATCAAATGGTTTTTATAATGGCAAAATTTTTTCAGACGATATTCCTAGTTTACTAAATGCAGTAGTACAAGTGTATTATGCTGCTAATGGATTAGATAGTTTAGAAGATTGTTTACTTGTTTATACTGGTACTATTAGACGTTATTCTCAGTCAGGAGAAACTTTAAGCCTTACTTTAGAAGATGTAACACAGCAAAAATTAGCAACAAAAATACCATTTACTTTAATAGAAGATGACGATAATTTTAAAAAAGAAAATATTGGTAAACCTTACCCATTAGTATATGGTTATGTAGACAAAAGTCCTTTAATTATGGATAAGTATGATTCTTTAATATTAGATAAACCAAACAGAAATATATCAGGTTTATGGAATGGTGCAACTAATCTTCTTAGATTAAATCCATATATACAACATACTTCACTTTATGGTGATTGGTTACAAGATAATTCACATATATCAATTTTTAATGATGGTCATTTATATATATCTGAAAAATTTCCTAAAAATTTTGGCACAAGACAATACGATTTGTATAATGAAACAATGTATAATTTTGAAAATGCCACACCAAATTATTCAGCTAAAATTAATATTAACACACAAAATTTGCTTTATGATAAATACGAAGAAGTTGATGGAGAAGTTATGGGTGTTGGTAATATTGGTATACCAACTAGAATATACAGACCTATAAGAGAGGCTTCATTTTATTCATTAAATTACGATGAACAATATTTATATTATACAGCAGAAGAACAATCATCATCGTTTAATGATTATTATTACAAACCACCATCTGCTAATAAAATTTATGGTTTTTCTGACACACCATTTAATACTAATGTAAGCAAAGACATAATACCTCACACTTATAATATAACTGATGAAGGTGATGCTTATGATGAAAATAATTTTATAATTGAGGATAATTCATATTCTGAAGCAGATCTTTTTTATGCACTTTCTGTTTCCAATGAAGATTATACTTGGTGGCAGCCAACTGAGCTTAATTTAAATGAAGTATTAGAAGATGGTATTTGGGATTCAAAAGACACAACATATCCTGAAGATAATCAAAAATTTAATGTTAATTGGATTCAAAATGCAAATTACAATTCAGGTTTACATATTCACGCTGTAAATTTACATCGAGGTGGTGGTAATCCTCCAGCAGGTTGTTATGTTAGATTGCAATTAAATGAAGATAATGTGCCTGATTTTCCTGCTGTTAGTAAATTATTTTATAAAATTGATTATTTTACTCCATCTAATATAGCAGGATATGCACAAGCAGAACCATCAGCTTTTTGGTCACAAAGAGAATTACTTGAAAGAACTCACAATGATAATGATAGTTTTGGAGATATGGTTAGCTCCAAAAATAAATGGGATACAAATCGTGGAGAGGAAAATTGGGTTACTTATTGTGAAGTTCCAAACGTACACCACAGTTTTATCCCAACTGCTTCCCAGCATAGATATACAAATGATGATTTAGGTGGTATGGAATATGATAATGTAATATTAGGATTTTCATCTACAAAAAGTACAGATAGTATTAATTGGGGTTTTCCAATTCCAAAAATGGATACTAATTTATTTCAGGATTCATTAACTGCCTCATCTTGTTTTGCTAATTTAAAAGAAATTTATACTATACAAGATGTACTTGCAACAGAATATGTAACACAAGAATATTATGGCAGCATAAAAGGCAGAATGAATGATGGTGATTTGCTAACAAAACCACACGAAATATTAAAAGATATATTAGAAAGAGAAATAGGTTATGATAAAGAAGTAGTATTACCTGTTGATAATATTGAAGATAATTGGATGTATAGTTTTTCAATGCAAGAACAAAAAGAAGCTAAAAATGTAATAGAAAATTTATTTAAATCTTCTTTATTTATACCATCATTCGATAGTTTTGGAAACTTTAAATTTATTGACCTTAAACAAAATATAGAAGATTATGAGCAGTTTGAGGTTATAAATAACTTAGACATTATTAAATACTCTTTTGGTCTGACAAAAATAGAAGATGTTAAAAACCAAGTTAATGTAAAATACAAGAAAGATTATGGGTCTGATGAATTAGAAGAAGAAACTAGTTATTCCATAGAAGATAATAGTGGTAATTTTGTAGAAACATTAGACGAACTTACCCAACAATTAACTTCTGATATGGTTTATGATATTGGTTATTATAAAATGAAAGACGAAGATGCTAGATTAGAAATAGAAACTGAATACATTAGAGATAAAAATACTGCAAGAAAATTGCAAAGAAAACTTTTAATGTGGTATGCTAACCAACATTTAACAGCTAAAATAGATTTACCTCTTAGCTATATGCAATTAGAAGCAGGTGATTATTTAAGATTTGATGAACTTATAGGTGGTAAACTTGCTTTTGGTTTTGATTACACACAAGAGTTTGTTAAAAATGGACAACTTATATATCCTGTGTTTTTTGTTACTAAGGTAGCTAAATCGCTTAGTAAAGTAAGTTTAGAATTGGTGCAATTACATCGTGGCGACTTTGGTATGAGTAATAATGATCTAAACAATTATTTAATACCTAATCCCTATGGTGATAGTATTTATGATGACACAACTCCTGATGAATTTTATTTTGATGGCAGTTGGTATTTAAATAATAACGATTTACAAACAGGCTCTATATCAGCAGTTACTAGCACAAATTTAGAAACAGATATAGAAATAGAAGTGCAATTAATAGATTCTAGTGCTAATATTTCTATTGATGGATTTGAAATACCTGAAAGTGATGATGATGGTTATTTTGAAGGAATAGGTGATTATATAGATGGCACTAATTTAGTTAATGCTACAATAGTAGAAACTGAATCATTATTTGGAGATAACATAGATATATACCCTGTATTATCAGAAAATGATATAGTATTTTTAGATGATAATAATATAGTTGATTTAAGGTTTAAATTGATTGTACGTTCCAATATATATGATTATAAATATGCTTTAATATTTAATCATATTATAAGTCAAGCTGATTATGAAATAGGTGATGTAAACCAAGATGGTATAGTTAATGTTTTAGATGTTATTGGAATGGTGCAATATATAATTGGAGAAACAAATTTTACAGACCAACAACTTTTGTTAGCAGATTTAAATGGTGATGGTGGAGTAAATGTTTTAGATATTGCACTTTTAATAAATACAATATTAGGAAATTAGATGAATTACAACAAAAATAAAGAATCAATAATTATATGTAATAATGGCGATTGTTTTATAGAATCAAAAACAGATATACTGGGTATAGAAATCGATTTTACAGGTACAGCTTCAATTACACCTACACTTCCTGATGGTTGGATAATGCAAGGGAGTAAATCTAAAATGTTATTAATAGGGTTACAAGGGTTACCTATTAAAAATCAAAAACTATTCACATATGAGGGTTCTATTACAATAAAAAAAGTAATTGTAGCTAATAATGAAGCTAAACGTATACTTTGTGCAATTCAAAATGTAAATTTAACTTGGGATAATCAATATTGGACACCTACCAAACAACAAGATACTTGGGATAATTTTAAAAGTAAAGTAAAAAAAGGTAAGGCGACAACAACTAAGTATAACCTACCTGATTAT